CCAGTTATGGTGGAAGCTCACTGCCAACTTTGGTATACGATTTAGATGCAGCCAACTATTCTGCTGTGCCTACTACAGGAAGCACAGTGGCTGGCGCCGGCGCACATACTATCACAGTGGCCAATGCTGGCAGTAGTATTTCTTGGCAATCTGCCAACGGTGGGGTATTTAGAAAAAGCAACAACGTGGGCACTGATTTTATCTATGGTGGTCCTAACTATGTTACCGGACAAAGTTACACAGTGTTCATGGCCTACAAACGCATAGCAACTGCTGATGGTAGACTGCTGAACACACAAAGCGAAGCCAGTAAAGACTGGCTTATGGGCCTGTACAACGGCCACGACCAAACATTCTATCCTAACTTTGCAGTTAACCTGCCTTCCACAGGTGCTGATCTCTTCTGGCACCTTGATTGGGCTACTTGGAACACTTCAACAGGTTTAGGACAACTATATTCTGCAACCAGTGCCTCGCCGTCAAGCGTGGCATTTTCTGCAACCAATGCCGGTGGCGGAGGTTTCAATCAGTTGCGATTGTTCAGTCGTTCATCAGGCAGTGAAGTACAAACAGCTGATATAGGATTTATCAAAGTCTATAATGTGTGTTAACTCTGGCCAACGTTCAGTCGCTGTATACCACATACAAAACAAGATTTGGATATTAATACATTATGAAAAAAGCCTACCAAAAATTACTTTACAATCAAATCATTTGGTGGGAGAACATGTACATGAAACATTTGTTTCCCACACAAATGAAAAACATGGCCGAATGGAACCTATTCAAAGTGCGACTGCACGAAAAGATTAACAAACTTGAGCCATAAAAAAGCCCTGTCTTAGTACAGGGCTCGAAACTAATTAACTAGTGTTATTTGGTTTCTTTAAACTCAGCGTCTACTACATCGGGATTACTGGGATTAGCCCCTTCAGCAGGTGCGTCAGCAGGTTTTTCAGCTTCGGCTTTGATTTTGTACAAGGGATTGCTGGCTTCATACAGTGGTGGAACACTGTTTTGAATCGCTTCAGGATCGTCTCCAGCTAGAGCAGTTTCCACAGCTTTCATTGCCTCTTCCATCTTGGTGCGATCTGCTTCTTCCAACTCGGCGCCGTACCGATCAAACTCCTTACGCATGCCGTTTAGTGCGCTTTCGGCATTGTTGCGAGCATCAACCAGTTCACGCTCTCGTTTATCTGCGTCAGCGTTTTCCTCAGCTTCCTTGACCATTGCTGCAATCTCAGCATCACTAAGGCCCGAATTGGCTTTGATAGTGATTTTGTTTTCTTTGCCGGTGTTTTTGTCTTTAGCACTAACACTGAGAATACCGTTGGCGTCAATGTCCAACTGCACTTCGATTTGTGGTTGCCCACGTGGTGCAGGTGGAATGTCACTGAGTGTAAACTCGCCCAACAGTTTGTTGTAACGAACAAACTCACGCTCGCCTTGGTAAACTTTGATGGTCACTGCTGGCTGATTGTCGTCTGCGGTACTGAACACTTGATTGGCTTTGGTGGGAATAGTTGAGTTCTTTTGAATCAACTTGGTCATAACACCGCCCAGTGTTTCGATACCCAAACTTAGTGGGGTAACATCCAGCAGCAGTACGTCATTTCGATCACCACTGAGCACAGCGCCTTGTACGGCAGCCCCGGCAGCTACAGCTTCGTCAGGATTGACATCACGACGCGGTGCTTTACCAAACAGTCGCTCAACTGCTTCTAACACTCGAGGCATACGTGTTTGGCCACCAACAAGAATAATTTCGTCAATGTCAGATGGGTTCACACGAGCATCGGCCATGGCCTGACGGCACGGAGCCAGGCTGCGTTCAATGAGATCATCAACCATGCTTTCCAATTTGGCACGAGTTAGTTTAACTACCAAGTGTTTGGGGCCTGTGGCATCAGCTGTGACATACGGCAAGTTGACTTCGGTCTGTCCCGAGTTACTGAGTTCAATCTTGGCCTTTTCTGCAGCGTCCTTGAGACGTTGTAGCGCCAGTACGTCGTTTTTGAGATCAACGCCTTGCTCTTTCCTGAACTCGTCAACAATGTAGTCCATGATGCGCTGGTCAAAGTCTTCACCACCCAGGAATGTGTCACCATTGGTTGAAAGTACTTCAATTTGTTTGTCACCATCTACATTGGCAATTTCAATGATACTGATGTCAAATGTACCGCCACCCAAGTCGTACACAGCAATCTTGCGATCGCCTTTTTCAGCTTTGTCCACACCATAGGCCAGTGCAGCGGCAGTGGGTTCATTGATGATACGCAGAACTTCTAGGCCAGCGATCCGCCCAGCGTCTTTGGTGGCTTGGCGCTGACTGTCGTTAAAGTAAGCAGGAACAGTGATCACTGCTTGGGTAACTTCGTGTCCGAGATAGTCCTCGGCAGTCTGTTTCATTTTACGCAGTACTTCAGCTGAGATCTGCGGAGGTGCTAGTCGCTCGTCATTGACTTGTACCCATGCATCGCCATTGTCGGCACGAACAATGGTATAAGGCATGAGTTTGATATCTTTCTGCACTGCTTCTTCTTCAAAGCGACGCCCAATTAAGCGTTTGGCAGCGTAGATTGTGTTTTTGGGGTTTGTTACAGCTTGACGCTTGGCTGCAGCACCTACTAGGATTTCATCTTTAGCGTAAGCAACAATGCTGGGTGTGGTGCGGGCACCTTCACTATTTTCAATTACCTTGGCTACACCACCTTCAACAATAGCTACGCAACTGTTAGTGGTACCGAGGTCGATTCCGATAACTCGACTCATATTTTCTCCTTTAATGTAAGCAAGATTTTGTTACTGACCCAAACAGTTCGGCATCAGTACGGTATTTATCAGGCCAGCAAGGCCATTACTTCGTCATATGTTTCTTCCACTTCCCATGTGCCATGAGGCGGTGCAAACACTAGTGTAACTTCTTCAACAGTGTCGTCCTCTCTAACCACAGTGTTGCGAAAAACACTGACAATTAGATCTTTGCGAACAGCAACTGATTTGCCTTTATGTGCCGGCGAAGCATTGGTTAGAGAAATAAACATATTTTCCTTTATTTTATGTTGCCCCTTGACAGGCAGTCCATATATAATAAACAATATATGGACTGCCTGTCAATGTTTTTGGTAAATATTATTGAACCATTAGATTCTGATGTTCCAGATCAGAATCAACCACACGAGGAGTGATGGCTGTCTGGTTCGTACTATTTACAACGAGGAGAAATAATGGATAAAATTAATAATCGAGATCATCGAGCGTGTACCCAACATCCTAATTTTAAGCAAGCAATTGAACAAAGAATTGCTAGGCAAGGTCAAGAAAAACTACAACGAATAGAGTTTTATAATTTAAATCCTGTTAAATGTTTTAATCCTGATTGCTTAAACTCACTTGAATATGGTAAAAAACATAATAAATTTTGTTCCAATTCTTGTGCAGCGCATACCAATAATTTAAAAAGACCTCCAGAATTTAAGCCAGGGCCTAAACCAGGAACTAAAGTAAAGGTAGATCCAAAAACAAAGGTTCAAAAATTATTTACAAATATTTGTAAATCATGTGGTATTAACTTTGCACACAGAACTAAAAGAAAAACTTGCTCAGCTGTTTGTAAATCTATAATATTATCAAATTCTGCTAAATCCAACGAATTAGGTGGAAATAAAAATAATAGAGCCTACGGATGGTATACTTCTAAATTTGCAGGTAAAGTTTGGTTAGAATCCTCGTATGAGCATAAAGTCGCAGTAGAATTAGATGAGAATAATGTCAAATGGGAAAGGCCTTCCTATTTAACCTACTCAATAGAAAATAAAACAAAAAGATATTATGCCGATTTTTACTTAAATGAGTTTAGTGTTTATTTAGATCCAAAAAATGACTTTTTAATCAAAAAAGACAAATTAAAAATTGATACTGTTTGCTTGCAAAACAATGTTACTGTCATAGTCTTAAACAAACATCAATTAGATTGGAATAGTATTCAGTTGGTTCTCCCAGAATGACTTGCACACTCCTCACCGGGTTACAAATCCGGGCCCTCGCTGTCTAGGGGTTAAGAGAATAATGCCCTACACCAGGGCATGCGAATAATAGTACTATATAGTGGTTATTTTGTCAAATGGTAAAATTACCAAAAAAAAACAACTCACTCTGTTGACAACCACGACTTTCTGTTGTTGCTCAAGTCGTAATATTATAGTATTATTAACCATAGGCTGAAGTACTAGTACTACTTTGCACTATGCGAGTGCGGACTTGATTAATGTAAGTACAATAACATCAGGGGTACAGATGGCGATGAATGACATGGTTGAATTTGACTACATTACTGACTTGACAGAAAAAACTCAATCCTACGCATTTTTCAGTAAAAAACCAAAACCAGTGATGATTTATTTTCGTTCACCGAACGATGATGTTACCAAAGGCGACTCCACTGTAGTGGCAGACTATAACAAAGTATTACCAGTTGATGTTGTGGTATGCGATGGCTG